ATTACATATTTAAAATTTCTTTTAGGTTTTACCATTATTGTGTTTGGAGTTTCCTTCACAAACTTTCTAATTTCTGGATACTCCAATCCTGTATCAGCAAAGACGCCAGGAATATTTGGAAACATCATTCTGGTTATATGCAAAAGAACTGTAGAATCTTTCCCTCCGGAAAAGCTGACATAGACTTTTCCATTATATTTATTATAAAATTGTTCAATTGCTCCAAGTGTGTGATCTATTTTTTGATTGAGGCTCCACCCTTGTTTTCTTATCAAATCATGTTTAGTCATTCTATTATATTTTAAATGTAACTTCCGAGAAAGGGTCTGCCCAGTGTCAGATTCTGTAAAACCGTCACAGAACTGGTCACATCAAACTCGCCCTCACGTACTACCAGTTCATTCACACGCATAAGCCCCATCTTCTTTTCCCGACCATATTTGTCCTGGTTCAGACCAAACATGGCCGTGACGTGCGCAAACTTCCTCTTGTCTTCACTGAAGTTGGACATAGTAATCAAGTTCTTCTCATAGGATTTGGCATCGGCCTGTGTAGCCGTTAGTACTAAACAGTCCCGTTCCTGGGACAGAGCACGCAGGTCCTTCCAGATCTCGTTCTGGGCATGCCTAAACTCTTTGGTGTGTTCTGCAACGAGCAGATCCGCATAATCTATGATGATGATATCAGGCACAAACCCATCCTTTCTCTCCCATTCCATTAAAATGTTCTTAATGGCTTTTATAGTCAGGGTATTGTTTGGATGGGTACTAATTTTAAACCGTCTGTTCTTGTCAATAAAATATTGTTGGAACTTTCTCTTGGCCTCATCCACAGTTAGTACGTGATCTACTCTGACGGGCTTGAGCCAGGGCACTCCCAAGGACTTATTATGAAATTCCTCACAGTTAGTACAGGGTCTGTAGTCACTACCAAAATCCAGATGGGCCTCCAACAAGGCCTCCTTATTTATGCTCTTGCGAATATCGTCTTCATCAAATTCTCCACCTGTAAATACCCCGAATCGGTCCTGGCGCTCCTCCCTATCGCACAGGTCCAGCTGATTCTTCAGGCAGTCCTCGTGGGGCAGGAATATCTCACCCAAATACTTTTCGTGGATGGGTTTCTTTGTCAGGTACGATCCTATTCTTTTGAGTTGCTGGGCCTCGGTCATGTCCCCAGCCTGGAAGAACGCGACTTTATTTCGTTTCATCGTGCCCCGAACACCATCCTCCAAAAGCCTGAACGACTTGCCTAATTTTTCCCTGGCCATGTACGAAACAAAACCGCCTCTGACCATGTGTTGATTTAGCATATTTCCGAGTGCTCCAGGGTATTCCAAAAGAGGCTCAGAGATCGCCATAAACGCATTTTCTACCTTGAGTAATACCTCACTACCACTGAGGTCGAGATCGTCCAAAACTAACAGGTCTCTGGGCCTGTACGAGCGTGCCAGGTCATCAGCAGCATCCAAATTTCCCTCCGCAATGAGATTTTCGAGTTCTTTTTGATGATTTTCGAGTTGTCGCTTAGTGAAATATTTTCGGGCTCGTTTGAGTGCATATTTGACATTAAAACTTTCGTCGTATTCACTAGCCAAATCTTCCAGGTCCTCTCTGATCTCCTCCACCATGTCCCGGGGAATGTCTCCTCCCTCCTTCTTCTCGAAGTAGATGTCCTCGATGTTTCGGGCAGGTGCCGTACCAAACTCGTCGAAGAATTCTATGCACCAACTAGCAATTTGCTGGGCACTGGCACTTCCCAACACTTCCGGATCCCAGGTGGGTCTGATCTGCTGCAGGAACTCTGTGTTGTTTATGAGGCCGGTTATGATGAGGCGCTCAACCATGTCGGTATTGTTTGGTCTGTTCAATCACATCACACATCTCGTACAATCGACTGGGAATCCGTTCATCCTCCATTTTATTGCCCAGTTCATTCAAATCATAATTCGAAGTGATGATTATTGGCTTCATGTTTTCATATCTTCGATTGATGACCATGTACAGCATCTGGTAAGCCCAGTCCGTGGTCTTCTGTGCACCCAGATCATCCAGGACCAGTAAACTCACAGAGCTGTATCTGTCCAAAATCTCTTGCTCACTCTCATCAGAAACACCAGTAAAGGTCGAGCGAAACAACAACAGCAGTTCTGGGACCGTGATGAAAATCGCTGAAATGGGACGGGCCTGAGCTGATCCATAGGCAATGAGACCGAGCATGAACTGAATGGCCAACACGGTCTTGCCCGTACCAGTGTCCCCGTGAATGTACATGCTGGAAAAACTTTGGAGCTGCTTAATGGGAGGGAGACCTGCTTTGAGGACAACAGACTGAATTCTTTTGGAGATGTAGGGATGTCGTTTGAGAACTCGTTCAAAATGCATTTCCTTCCACTGCTCGAATTTCTTGAGATTGACTTTTTCCATCAGTTGAGTGTTTTAGTTTTTTTGTTCATATCCAATTTAGTCTTGTTGCGATAGCGTGAACCCGGAGAAGAATTTTTTACAGAACCATTATCCCGGGCAATGGCATTTTCTAATTTGATGAATTTGGTTCTAAGGGAAGATCCGGATTCAATCACAGGCACATATTCCCCACCCACATTTTTCCGATACCATCTCAACGCATCAGACACTCGCTCATACGAAACCTTCTCCGAGGTGAAAACTAATTTCCGGATCTCATTTGCCCAGGATAATTTTTTCTCAGAACTTATGTCAATATTTTTTTGGGACTGGACAATCCTTGCCAGGGTCCGGGCAAGTGGAAGACATTCTCGTGTCTCCCGGTAAATTTTAGAATCTTTTTTATTTTTTGAAATACTCTCTCCGTTCGATCCCGGAGGGTCGGACAAAGATATTTCTTTCTTTTTTTCTTTTATTTCTTTTATATATCGGGCAGGTCTCGTTGTTGAACTCGCAGCTGTTTCGTTGTTCATCTCAGTGTCGATCTCGTAGTTTTTTGGATCTTGGTAATATTCATAGTTACAGATAGTTATAAACATTCCGCGAGTTGATCTCGTTGTTGTTATCATTGTTCGTTTCCGTAACCATCTCAGTGCCGTTTCACAATTACTTTTAGAATACGACATTTTCCTGTATCCCACGTACCAACTAAGTTCATCACTTATTTCCTTTAGTGTTGTGAAAGTTGTTCCGGGCCCATACTTCCCTTTATCATTATAGTCTACTTTTTTGATCAACCAATCCCAAATTTCCCGGATGTGGGGAGGTGCTTTTGCAATCTCACTATCTTGAATTTTTCGTGCTTTTATGTAGTACCCTCCTTTAATCATGTTTTATTTCCTTTTTTTGAGTTGCATGATCGGCAGAGTGGTTGTAGATTTTCAATTACATCTTCTCCATCCCATAACAGGTATACATATCTTGAATAAGCATCCAGTAAATTTTCACCTGTGTTTAGATAATGTTGATAGAGTCTTAGAAATAGATTAGTAGGCATTCCGTAAAAACCATCGAAGGTGACTCCACTAAATGTGTTTGAAGTATTTAGGAAAGTATTTAAAGATTCAATAGCTATTTCCATTGGTGAGATAAGTGAAAAAGAAAACCTGAAGGTTCGGTGATGTGGGCACCTCCCCTTCAGGTTAATCTGTACTTAAAACCATGTTTCGAACCCCACATATTCGAACACCTAACTTTTCAAACCTTTTGCAAATATAAGTAGTCATGTTGAGAAAATCAAATTATCTTATTATTTCTCCTGTTATGTAGTTTTGTCTGAGCATGTACATATCCATGGTTCCGTTCCATGTAAAGTACAGAATAGGGTGTGTTGTTGGGGAACCCGCCATCCTTTCCGGAAAGTACTTTACGTAGCATTGATCCCCTTTTTTTATGTCTAGGGTTGGCTGTCCCGTGATGTAGAAAATTTCATGTGTTGTTATGATTTTGGTAATTCTTTTTTGTGGTACTAATTCAATAAAATTACCAACATATTTTCTGGTGATGTACAGTGTGTCTTCATGTATGATGTTTTGTGGAGAGGCACATCCTATCAGGAACACAGATAATATGATGAGTGTTGTTTTCATCAGACCCTTCCTCCTATAATTTCTGGATCCATGGGTTGGGAATGAAACACAACAGGTCCTAGACTTTTCGGGAATTTTATTGTGGATTCGGGAAAAATTTTTTTGTGATCAAATTCTACTGTTCTCCACATCTGCTTCTTTTTTACCGGGAATTTTTTCAAATACCATTTTGGCATGTTATCTTGTTTGAAGCATTCCCACCAATTTAAGGGGATGTCAAACTTGACAGAATATCTTTGGTAATCGTGCTGGCCGTAAATTTCGTGTCTGAGTTTGATCATCATTCCTCTGACCGTATTTTCTATTTCAACTTTTGTGTTGTTGAAGAATAGGGAATCATATTGCTGTACTATTTGAACTACAATTTTTTCGAGTTCAATGGTTTCATGGTTTGGTGCTTGTGAAGGATCCATTACAACTTATTTTTTCGTTCATAACATCTGACTTTCAAATCAAAGGGACAGTGATCACACATGCCATCACATCCTGATATTCTCAGGTAAATAGAGTTAAGTAGTTTGCGAATTTTTTTCATTTCATCAACTGTTTCATCAGATAATTTGCTTCTTCCTGACCCAGACTTCCTGGGTCAGTACTAATTTCTTCTCGCCAGGCCCTGACACCTTTAAAAATGAGTTCCTGCTCTAGTTTTAGAGCCTGTGCCTGGGCTTGTGGATCTGGGTCGAAGACAATCACCACTTCTTCAAATAGTCTCGCTATGGCTCTTATCTGGTGCCGGGTGAACTTGATTCCGAATATGGCAAAGCTGTCTTGTCCCAAGCGCCACACATCGGTAATGCCCTCAACGCAGACACCACGAATTCCTCCCAGATCAGGTTTGCCATAAACAATGTGTTGGTGTGAGATAATTTCCCGTTCAGGAGGACAGGCCATGTACTTGGCCATGTGTTTGTCGGTGATGTCACGGCCCTGGAAGCTCACGATTCGGCCATCCCAGTGAATGGGAGCTAGAATCCTACGGGCGTAGTTGATGTCATCTAGTTTGGCGATAGGACCAGTCCCCAGGAGACCCCACTCTTCAACAATCCTTTCCGGATCAAAGTTTCGCTTTTCCAAATAGCGTTTGTGGTAGTCATGAATTGTGAGGTCTCCGCTAGGAAACTGGAATTTGTTAGTACCGACTCGTACTCTAGGACTTGAAGCTTTTTGTTTGGTAACACCTCCATATTTTTTTATGATTTCCTCGGCCTTGTCCCAGTTTACTGATAAAATTTTTGCAATGGTTTTGGTAGTACCGTGTCCACCACATCTCCAACACGAAAAATAATTGTCATCGATGCTGTACCCGAGATGGTAGTTTTGCTCACCGGGACAGAACGGGCAGTGGATGCCAATCCAATTGTACCTGACGTTTTTGTGTTCGGTGACGTAGGGGATATGATAATCCGTGAAAAGTTTCTCTATTTGCATTTAAAGATGCGTTTGATTTCTCTACCAATTTCCCGTTTCAATTTCTGTCCCGCAAAGTTGAGGCGAACAAAGGCACCGTACCCGTTGTCATTTTGATAACACCATCTCTGAAATTGGGTAAGATATGGGGTTTTCATAATTTTATTTTTAAGCTCAACGAGAAAATCTGGTGCCTAAATAGATTTATGAAGACTTTGACATGGACGGATCCAATACGTCTCCCCACTCTGTTCTTGTGATTGTGGAGTGGTAGTCCCTTCCTTTTTTATCCACTCCGGTTCTATGTACTATCGTAATTTTTTTTGTGTAGGTACTGAATTCTTCCAGAATGTCTTTTAGTTTCATGTGAGATTTTGTCACACCGGGAATGTCTGCCCTGACTTGTGTGTCACCATCAAGGAGGTTTTCTTTCAAAAAATCATCTACAATTGTTTTCATAGTTTCTAAATTTAAGTTTAACGAGAAAATCTGGTACCTAAATAGTGGTTCACTTGAAATGTCTGGTTTTCTTAAAGCTATTGGTTCACTTCCATTGTTTGGATTTCTTTCCGGTATTGGTTCACTTAACTTTTTTGGTTTTCTTTTCGAATATGGTTCACTTCCTACACATGGGTTTATTTTTGACAATGGTTCAGTATTTCCAGCCCCTTTCTTCGGGCATAATTGTTCGGTGATCTCCACCTAAGATAGCTTCCGGGTACAAAGCATCAACAGGTAATTTAGACAATGTCCTGCCTACGTACCAGTAATCTGCCAGGAAATGTTTCATGATGGCTCGTAGTGCTGCTCCGTGCCGATGACTGGGTTTTGTATCTTTCCAAGCACATTCAATGAGTTTCCCTTGTGTATTTCGGCTCTTGGTGATTTTTTCGCTGTGTTCCAGGCGATGCTTGGTATTGTCATACACAGTTCGATATGCTGAATTTTTGTTTTTCATTTGGGATTCAGCCATGGTGTAGAGGATACAACGAAGTCGTTTGTTTCCTCCTCCTGCAACAGTTTTTTCATAGCGTTCATGGGAAGCCTTGTGAAGTCCTGTATAACTCCAAAGAGCGGAAGCATGTCGGGCTTTTTCAAGATCGATGTAGGCAAGGCAATATGCAATAGTGACAGGCCCAATGCCTTTGACAGAAAAACAGGCTGTGATCAATGGATCATTCTTAGCCATGCTCTTGATATGCTTTTCAAGGCTTTTACTGACCTCGTTTTTCCATTTGGTATTAACTTCTAAATTGTCTTTCAAATGTGAAATTGTAGAAGGAGAAGCGTCATCAGTGCGCCGTTTTACAGCTAATAACTGATTGTTGATTTTGTAGAGTAAACGCATTGCGTGTTCTCTTTCGTCAATCAACTGCTTTAGAACTTGCAATTCTCCGGTCCTGATCCTTAGTGTTCCATGTTCAACCATGTGAGCGACCGGATCAACTACGGTAGTGTTTTTACTGGTGTAGGTTCCGCCTTTTCTTTTTGGGTTGGGACGGTGTGTGTCCTGTAGTTCGACTTCTGTCGGCAATCTTTTGCCGGTTAGATTACATTTTCCGTTTTGTTTGGTGTGCTTGGTTCTCTTTAGTGCTACTTTGTTTGGCATGATTGTTGATTTTTAATTAAACATTTGTTTCCTGTGGGTTTCTTTTAGTCCTTGGTTCACTTAATTGCTGTGGTTTTCTTGCACGTATTGGTTCATTTTAGTGTTTTGGTTTTCTTAACATTTTTGGTTCACTTTTCGATCCTGGTTTTCTTATTTTTGCTGGTTCACTTTTCGATTCTGGTTTTCTTATTTTTGCTGGTTCACTTGGTACTCATGGATTTCTTGGGCAGAGTGGTTCACTTCTATATTATTATACGAAAAAAATTTTAAAAGGCTTGGTTTGCAAAGACTTCAGTCACTTGATGTTTCCTGTAAATAGTACTAACAGGCATCTCAATCAGATTCACCAGACAATCCACCGGATCAGTGAATCTAAGTTTGGTCTGAAATTTGATGTAGTCTGTCAGAGCATTTCGAATAGTTATCCAGATATAGGTAGTGAATTTACTGCCCTTGGATTCATCATATTCTTCCCTTTTAAGCAGGTACTGTAAACAGCCTTCACTGAATAGATCCTCCACATCGTAGTTGAATTTAAGGGACATGTCCCACGCTATTTGGTGGATGATCTTGAGATGTTCGTGGAGGACCGGTTCATCCTCATTCAAAAATTTTTTCATGGTTTTTTCTGTGTGATTAACAAAAAATTTTTGTGACTAAATATGTAAAAAGTTCGACAAGAAAATCTTAACCCTAAATATGTTATTTCCAGTCTGCACTGGTTTGATTAAATTCGGGACGATCATCTGGATCGGGCCTAGCCACCTGATCTCCAAACATTTTTTTGAGTCCCTCTTGTTTGGTCATGAGGATATTCCAGTTGTATGCTGTAACTGGCACTTCTTCAACTCTTATGAAAATGCTGTTCATGTGATTCTTGGGCAGATTTCTATTTATCTTCACTTCTGAGATAGTAGCCAGTCCTCCCTGTACGTCATCCCTTCCCCGGTACACATACATTGCAGAGGGGATGTAAATTTTGTCTCCAATTTTAGGCTTCTTCATAATCTTCAATTAAAGTCATGATCATTCCTTCATCTGCACTTTCAACACCATCTAGCACAGAATCAAGTACTTTTCTTTTGCTGTCTAGAAGTTGAGCTATTTTTTCCTCAATGGTGTATTCAGCAAGTAAATAGTATACATTGACAGTATCTTTTTGGCCAATGCGGTGGCAACGGTCTTCTGCCTGAGATAGGGAACCTGGTTCCCATGGCAATTCCAGAAATGCTACATTGGATGCAGCGGTCAGGGTAATACCTACACCAGCAGCTTTGATATTACCTACAAAGAGCCTTGTTTCGGGCTCATTCTGGAACTTTTCCACTGCTACTTGACGTTCTCCCCCACTCACACTTCCATCGATCTTTACAGCGACCCTACCAAAGTCTTTCATGAGTTTGTCAATGACAAATCGATGTGTGGCAAATACCACGAGCTTTTCCCCGGTGTCGAGGAAATCCTTGATCCAGTCAATTGCTGCAGGTAATTTGGCTGTTACAGCTATTTGTTTGAGGATCTCAATTTCAGTCAGGGCCTCAGCTCCTGCAACACGATCAGCAGCAGCTTTTCCTTTCTTGCGCTGGACCCATTCAATGAAATTATCTTCGGCTTCCTCGTATTCCCTGACCATTTCAGGATGCATTTCCAGGGGAAAGAAGGAGTGGATCTTATCGGGTAAATCAGGTAGTACCTCCTGTTTGGTCCTGCGAATCATAATGGAATCAGTGAGGATCTCATGAAGTTCGTCGGTATTGGAGGCACCAGACACGTCCAGGCCAAATCCATTGTTCCGGGCCGCACAGTACCGTCTCACATAATTTTGCCAGTTTGGAAACAATTCGGGATTGATCATTTGAATGGCATTATAAAATTCTACGGGCCTATTTACAATGGGTGTTCCGCTGAGGGCAATAAAATTTTTTGTGAAACGTGACAGCTTTCTCAGGGCCTTGGTTCGTTTGGCCTTGCTATTTTTTACGTACTGGATTTCATCGGCTATAATAACTTTGGGTTGGAGTTCAATGAGAGTATTGAGCCAACCATTGAGGATATCGTAGTTGATGATGATAATATCAGCTTTAAAGGAATAGGGGGATTTGCCCTGCAAGACCTCTACTGATACATCACTCATCCAGGCCCTGATTTCTTTTAGCCAATTCATCTTGACAGAAGCAGGTACTACTATGATAACAGGCCTTTTATTTTTATTGAGTTGTAGCCAGGCAAGAGCTTGGATTGTCTTTCCAAGCCCTTGTTCGTCCCCAACAAGGCCCCTGCCATCTTTGTTCTGGAGAAAGGCCACACCACTTTTCTGGAAAGGAAATAGTTTTTTCTTCAGTCCAGGGATTTCAAGTACTGGTGGGGGATCTGCTTTTCGCATGAAGTCCAGAAGCTTCTTGTCAATGACAAAGGCCCACTCCTTTAGCATTTTGACAGCATGCTTGGTTGGGGGACAGGTCCAGATCCTATGGTCAGGATTGTATTTGCGTCCGGGCAAGGTCTTGACCAGAGCCACGTCTTCGGGACTGAATGGGAATTCAATTTTGATGGTGGGAGAACCATCCTTGTATCGGGCTAGGGTAGCCTGACGTGGTTTGATTCTGTATTTACTTGGTTGAGTCATTGTCTGGTTTGGTTGTGAGTTTGATGATAAGAGGAAGTGCAAAAGCTCCTATTACAATGACAATAAGACATCCTCTCAGGTTTCCACTAACGAGCTTTACGGCAGAGACAATGACAAAGATCATTGCAAGTACTAACAGGAATATGTGTTTGGCTTGGCTCATGATTCTTGTTTTTGTGGTTCTTCAATTTTGGTAGGAACATCCAATTTTTCCTCAACTATTTTTTTGTTAATGAGTTCCTCATGTGCTTCATTATGTTGAATGGGACGAAAATATTTTGAGGGGACATAACAACTACAGTCCGGTGATTTTCCCTCACATTTAAAGCAGCTTGTATGAGTAGGATAGGATCCTAAGCCAATGTCTAAGTGCAAAGAACAGGAACATTCCCATATCTGATATATGGTATAAATTTGTCCCTTTTTAATGTGATATAGACCTATGTTATCTCCTTGTGATTGTACACAAACTACTTTGTCTCCTGGTTTCATTTTCCGATTTTTTATTTGAAAAAGGCAAAAAAATTTTTGTAAGCTTTTGTAAATGATAAGTATATTGCTCGTGCTTGCTTCCGGTCTTTCCCAGGGATAAATTAGCGTCGCGTTCAGCCATAAGCATAAGGCCTTTTGCAGTGGGCTTGAACTTGACCTGATCGTTAAGGTTTATCTCTACTTTCATGATTATTTTGTTTGGTTAACAAGAAAAACATGTGGTGATGAGGAAAGGAGCGGAGAGAGTAAACCTTTGACGAAAACCACTCTCCGGTCCGGCTTGCACGGACAGTCCTTTTAATATTTTTTGTGTTGATTTCAAAGGTTTAATTTTGTTTGATGGATTAAAGGTAACGCTAAATATTTAATATCCAAATTTTGTTAGTACTTATTTTCAAAAAAAGTTCAACAAGAAAATGAGATGCCTAAATATAGCTACTTATAGAGATTGTGCCAGACCTGGTTTTCCTCGATCCTGATATGGATTTTCTGATTCAGGTCCTCCTCAACAAATTTCTGCAGGCCATCGATAAAATAGCCTCCCTTGCCAATGAGTAAACCAGGGCGATGGGTCTCAATAATTAGAGTGATTTTATTCAGGCATTTAATCACTCGCACTGAGGAAATAGATCCCATGTATGGCCAGACATGCCTGACATGTAAATACCTGTACATGGCCCTGCGATATGCCTGGGTATCCTTCAATTCGTGTTTGAACAGGTGTTCAATAACTTTGGTACTAATTTTTTTGAGTTTGCGTTTCATGATTTCTATTTTTTGGTTTGAAAAAAGTTTAACAAGAAAATCCTAGCTCTAAATATGAAAAAAGTTTAACAAGAAAATCCTAGCCCTA